ATGTTGTTTTAGGGCCCTTTCTTCCCTTACTAATAGTTCCGACACGTCCACCATTTTCTGTAGTTTCTCTGACTGTTGTGCGGGCTTGATCGGTAAATTGGGTATTCGGTGCACGTTTACTGGTACCAGTACTAACTCCAGCTAAATAATCTGCATTTTCTGTAGTTTCTTTGACTGTTGTGCGGGCCTGATCGATAAATTGGGTATTTGGTGCACGTTTACTGGTACCAGTACTAACTCCGGCTAAGTAATCAGCATTTTCTGTAGTTTCTTTTGTTGTAGTGCGAGCTTTATCAATAAATTGGGTATTGGGTGCTTTTCGATCAGGTTTTAATTGTCCGTTATAACTATTAGTTTCCATTGTCTCTCGATTTGTAGTTTTAGCCACACTTGCTTGATTATAAGCAGGTCCGGTTTTCCGTCCATTATCAATGACACCGCTATAAGTTGCAACTTCGGTAGTTTCTCGGGTGGTTGTTTTAGCACTGTCGATAAAAGGTGTTTTACCAGCTTTACCAATACCAGCGATACCTTGATAATTAGCATTTTCAGTGGTTTCTCTAACAGTTGTTTTAGGGACATCATGTTCATTGTAACACCTAGATTTGGTATTAACATTACCAATACCTTGATAATTATTTGCTTCAGTGGTTTCACGGTGAGTGGTTTTGGCTTGATCAAGAGTATTAAGGATTTTATTTTTCAAAGTACCGCGAGCCGCACCTTGGTAATCATTATTTTCTAGGAGTTCTTTCGTTGTGGTTTTAGCTTCATCAGGGAAAGCAACTGGACCCTTTTCGGCACTCTGTCGCATATGGCCGGTATGATCTATAGCTTCGATAGTTTCTCTACCCGTGGTTCGAGCCGTATTATTAGGGTTATAAGCTACACCGGCCTTTTTTCCTTTGACATTACCTCCCGATTCTCTGGGGTGATAAATATAGCTTTCGGCTTTAGTCTTTTTGGCACTGTCAAAATAAGCAGTGTAAGCCTTTTGAGCTGCAGCTTTTAGATTAGTAATCATTTTTAAGAAACGGGGACCACTTACAGCTCGCTCGGTACATCGGTTTTCATAATTATAAATATGATCGGGATGATGTTTTTCACCTTCGATTGCTTTCATATTGCGATAAGGCGTGTTTTTGAAATTTTGTCGGTCGCTCGGTTTGTGTTTACTGAAAAGATTTTCCGGTTTATTAAAAAGAGTACGACCTCGACCTCCATAATAATCGGTAAATTGTTGACGAGCGGTAGGTTTAATTTCCATTCTGGGACGTGCAGTCGGGTTTTTAACTGCACCAGTAGTGACAAGATTACGCTCTCCGTCAAAATTGGTGACCAGGTTCTCAGGACGATATTTATACACCAGACCTTGACTTGTTCTAGCATCAACTGGATTTTTGCCACGTATGACTCGCCCCTCATGAGTTGTTCGGGGGTTCACATGGAGAGCATCATTGTCCTTTGGCATAATTCGGACTCTATTATGAAAGCCACCACTTGGAGTAGCGGTATAACCGGCATTTATACCAGGTCCAACTGATTCTTGTTTAAAGGGTAGTTCATTATTTCGTTTGCCAAGATTACTTGGCACATATCTATCATCTTCCCTAAGTGGTATCAACTGGTCTAAATTTTGTGGAGCGGGTGCGAAAAGAGGCTCAACTTCTTGTTTTCTTGTTCTATTTAGTTTCTTATCGCCGGTAAAATTTTCCAATTTTGTAGCTGCCATTACATTATCTGGATCCATATTTTGTTTAAGATTGCTTCCGAAAAATGGAACCATATTATTATGTCCTCTAGGTAAACTATCAATATCTCCATTTAGGTTAAAGGGAAGAGGGGCCCAATTTTGATCACTGTTCTCCAATTCAGGAATAATCTCGGGGAGCTGCGCGTTCTCCCATACTTGCTCGGTTTGTACACCACCGAGTTGTGTTGGTGATGATGTATTCGGGTTCATTTTCTCACATGAAACTTTGTTTCCTGGAGGAAGCATTGATCGAAGTTCTGGTGGTACAATATTTGGATTGTAATCAGGATTCTTTCGTCTATTAAGATCGGATGTTTCTAACCAACGATAGTAAAAAGGTACAACACCACTCCCACCTCCATCTTGGGAGGCATTATAAAATTTGGCAGCTTGGTTTTCGACTTCAGCATGGACCCTATCGAACTGGGCATTGTTGATGATATTTTTTTTATCCGGTTGCGGTGGAAGAATGCTAGTTCTTTTGGAAGGGCGTTTCTTTTTTTCTTGTTTTTGTTTAAGTAAATATCCACTAGTGGCCAAACCAAATAAAAGATAGAGTGGTAAGTCCATTTAATTATCTATATAAGTTAATATTATTCTGATTTTAAAATTGTCATAACCCAAATCAGTTTGAAACTGCACTCAATATTGTTTGCGATTAACCTTTTTTAAGATTAAAGTTGCTTAGCAAGTATTGTAATACTAATTATATAAACTCTTTCTCATGGACGAAAATGCTAGTTATGTTGGAGCTGTAATTGAAGACGAAGAAGCAATTGATGCATATGAATTGATTATTTCTAATTTACTCCAAAAGGAATCACCTGATGATTTTATTGACGTCATTACCACTGCATTGGTTTTTTCCCCCAATTTGGTGGATTTAGACAATATTCTTTATATCATTGATGATCGTCATTCTCGACATCCCAAATTATTAGGAGTTAGCGGACGAGATATCTTACAAACAGGTATCAAACTTTTTTCACATTTCGACCAATATCCAGACGCCTTAATTGCATATTACCGCCAGAGATATGGGTTCGATGAATATAGTGATGGTGACAGTGTATGGAAATCCGACAGTGATAGTGAAGATGGAATAAGCGGAAATGATGTTGAAATACCGGCCAGTAAACTTTATCAGGATTCGTTTGAATTACTTAGTGTCTTATGGGAAATTAATCATGCTTATTATGCTTCTTATGAACTTCGTAATTTTGTATCGGAGCTCCATAAGATGAAATTTTATTTTAACCAGAGCAAACCTAAACAACAAACAAAAACGAATTAAGGAACAAACATTCTTAACCGTACTAAAATACAAATAGGTAAATATTACCTATTTCATCATAACATTGAAATAAAAATTGTTTATAAGTCAAAATGAATATTATTAACTAAAAAGACTATTAAAAACAATCTAGGAAATCAAATCGGTGGAATATTTTAATATAAGTTGGGTACTCCCATGAAATAGGGAGTGTTCTGATTTAGTGACTGTATATCAAAATATTCTACGACTAGAGCTCAATTTATAATACAACGAACGTGATCTTAATAGAACTAAGTTAACCAGCGTTATATAAAATATATTTATAAATTACTAATTATCGATCACTCTCTAAATTGGATAAACGTTACCAGTTATTTCCATTATACAAACGTAAGTTTGAGTCGAATTCGTCAACAGCTATTGATTCTATTACCCACACCGGATATCCAAAATCGTCCCACATAAATACCTTTATTTCCAAATTTTTTATGAGATTCTGCAGCCATGCCCGTCTATAATTCCGAACTAAATATACCTGTCAAATACCCATGTTCAGTTTCATCTCGATAGTTATATTCGCAATGTTTCCAAAATAAAGCTTAGATTAAGAGACACATAATTATATATCATCATTTTTTTTGTGACAAATCACAGAAATGGGAGAGTGCCTGTATATGAATATATTTTAATTTCAAGTTGAGCACTCCCCCGAAATGGGAGAGTGCCTGTATATGAATATATTTTAATTTCAAGTTGAGCACTCCTCCGAAATGGGAAGTGCCTTGATGGATATATTTAATGTCAAGTTGAGTACTCCCCCGAAATGGGAAGTGCCTGTATATGAATATATTTTAATTTCAAGTTGGGCACTCCCCATTTCGGGGGAGTGCCCAACTTGACATTGTTATCCGGTTGCCACTCCTCACAAGTAATGAATGCCAACCTTAAGAATACATTCAAGTGAGAATTTTCATAATAGAGAAAATCTGCACTGACTCAAAGAGCCTTAATTTATCAGCGTTTCAAGTTTTTTTGCCCAAACCCCAAAAGTTAGGTGATAATTTGGTATATAAAATATAATATAAGGACCAATATTTCGCGTAGGTGTGCTAAAATTCAAAACAGAAGTTATGATGATGAAAATTATCTAGGTTTTCAATATAAGGAAGGTCATTATTATTAATTCAAGTGATGGAAAGATTTATCAATGAGATAATTGCTTACTCTAGATACTGGCCATTAAATAAAATTAGTAGAGATTCGGATAATGGGTTTATTTTATTTGCGAACCAAAAGTTAAACACTATTTACTTAGAAGTTTGCTTAAGAAACATTTTGTCATTTAATGACAACGAATGGAGGGTGATTATTCTTACGTCAAAGTCAAATCATGTCGAAACTTTGCAAGTATCCGAATTTTTGGATAAATCAATTGAAGTCTATGTAAGAGACAAGTATTTTTCTGATACTTTGCTTGATTTGGATTATTATCATAGACATGTATTTTTGAAGGAATTCGTTGAAGACTTCAAGTTACAAAAATATTGCATTGTTCATCCAGACTGTTTTATTCTTAGTCACCAATTTAGTAATCTTCTAAAATCAGTGGATCTATTAAATACTTATTCAAGTCAACATTTGCCACAAAAATTGCTTTCCAATCATGAAACAACAGGGAATGGTGGTTTGATTGTACGTAGTACTCACTTATTGGATCGTGGTCTCGAAATAGAAAAAGAAAGAGTTCTTAAAAAATCCATTTATCTTTTCATGAAAAAATATAAGCTAGGCTCTTTGCCTGAATTTTATCGTTATGAAAACTTTATCGAACCTGAATTATATCAATACAGTGCGACCACTAGTTTTGTCGAAAATCCTTATTGGGTCCATCATCCACAAAAATTAGGAAGTGATTGGGAAAATTATTTGAAATCACGTTTAGCACCTTACTTTAAGGTCAAATCTATTCCAATCTTAGAAAAGTTTTCAGTGAATAATACTGTCGAAAATAATTGTTTGGCGTTAGTGAATATGGAAAATATTGGTAAAAAAGAAGAAACAGAACTTCTCCCAGAAAAACAATGGTGGTTTGGTATAACATCAGAAACTACGTTCCCATCAAAATTAAATCCACGATGTTTGGGAGTATTAAAAATAAATGAGAAGACTCCAATTTTTACGTTTTTGGAGGAGTTAAAGGATTCGAACCGATTTTATCAAAATCTATTTAAACTATTGGAAAATTATTACATTATTGGCAAACCCTATAAATTATTAAACCGTTATTCTCCAGTCGATGAAACTGTTCACCAAAAACAAGCACTCTATTTTTATAATGTAAGAGAAAGACAACCACCCAAAGATAGTTTTTTAAGAGGCAAAAAAATCGTGTTATTGGTTGATAAATTTGCAAATCTTAAAGATTATCTTTATTGCCAACCGATTTTAGTTGTAATGCCTTATCGTCATAGTAATCGAGATAAACTCCAAAATCGTATTTGGGTCAATGATTGGTCTTATTTTGGTAAATATAATGAAAATGGGCATTGTATAAATTGTTTGCTCCTTCCACCCTATTTAAAAGTAACTATCGATACTTTAGAACAAACTGTAAATGAATATTCAAATCATCAAGAGGCCAAACAAAATACTCCCTTTTATATTAAACAAAGTCAACAACAAATCGAAGACGGATACTTGCCAGCGGAAATTTATGATTTCCTACTGAAAGGCCATCCTGTTGTCACCAATAATAATATGGTTATTGACTATTTTGATGGAAGGATAAATGATTACGAAGAGTTTCTGAAAAAACGAGATCAGTTCAATTCGAATGTGTGGTATGATACATGGATGAAATTATTAAACTACTTGAAAGTTACGCGAAGTATGGAATATGGAACCACGATAATTCTTAACATAGTTGATACATTACTTAAAACAAGACAAGATAAAGCCAAATACACCGTGACAACAGAAACGAAGACTATAGACAAAATATCTGATGATAATTATCATGACAATAACTACAAGGCTAGTTCTGATCTTAGAAAATGGAACTCATCAATTCCTTTTCATGTTGCCCCAAAGAGAGCTTATTATAAAAGCGGAATAAAAAGGATGATCCAATCAGGAATTAGACAGCCTGAATTGCATACTGGAAATTGGCAGCAACCACGATCAACAAGCATGTCTGTTGGAAATTGGCAACGGTCTCAAATGATAAATCATGCAGATAAAGAACGTGTAGTATCAGCTAATTATCGTTTTGGTGGATATAATGATAAGATTGTACCTCAATTGATCGTTCCCAGAAAAAGACTTTCACTTGTTTCACTAGAACAATATAGTCTGATTAATAGAACTAAACTCTAACTGGGGAACACAGCCTGTTCTTCGGCAAGTCCTTTATTATTATGGAAAATTTGTTTTTTGCCAAATTTTCCATATAAGATAAAAGTCTTTCAATGGACTTTTGCCAAGAATATTTGTCCACATATAGTATTGTTAACTTTCTAATAGTGATAAAAATATCATGCTGCATGTAACCATACTACATGATTTTGCCGAATGGGATAATGATTGCCTGCAAACTTAACGTTCCGCGAACAGGCTATATTCCCCACGTTTGGATTTATGAAAAGAGTTTAAAGCTATTTAATTATAGATTATTATTATTCGATGTTTGGTTTAGGGAATATTCTGAGTCTTATCTTTCAACATAAAACTACTATTCTTTATTTTCTTGTGTTTTGTCTAATGGCTGCTCTTGCTTTGGTGGTGGTCAAACGTTTTCATCTATTATCCAGATTAGATAATAGTCGTTACCAAACTAGTTTAGACGATTTAAAAGCGGAGTTGGGTAATTTAAAACAAAATCAACAAGTGGTCAATAACAAATTGCAAAGTTTGAACACCAGAGTCAAATATGGGCAAATAAAATCGGATGCTCAGGATCTTCCATTTTCAAGATCGACTATGGAAAATACACCGTTTTTTAATGTAATTGGAGCAGGACTATTACATAATCTATCTGCGGATGATGAACTTTCACCAACTAACTGTCAACCCAATATCTATGAAAGTTTTGAAAAGCGAGATGGAAATCCTTTCGTATGTGACCCCGATATGAGTCAACATGTTGCTAAAGTAACAGAATTAAGTAGTGTTGAATTACCTTCGCCAATCGATTTGCCAGATATTCAAGAAAATAATTTACCTGGGATATCTGATAGTTCCCTACCAAATCAGTCTCAAATTGATTCGATTATATCACCTTCTGAAAAGATAGTTGGAGATAATGGTATCCAGAGTGCTGATATTGATGATGTAATCGAGGATGATATCATTGAGGATGATGTGATCGAAAATGATGTGATTGAAAATGATGTGATTGATGATGATGTGATTGATGATGGTGTGATTGAAGAAATGACTGAAAACCCATGTTATTTAAGTGATGTACACAGTGGAGCTAGTATTAAGACAGAAAATCTTGTCTTGAAAGGATCCATCATTGATAAACCAATTTTGAAACTAAAGACTTGTTAAGAATTATTTTATTTATAATATACATTAATAATAATGAACGCTGGATTATGTGATAAACTTTGCCCCCCTTTAATGGATGATGGACGATTTGTTACTGATTTTCGTCCTAGTTGTTATGTTCATGATTTAATTTTGAAGCAAAATTGTCTTAGGTCTAGTTATGATCTCAAGCATTTTTTGCAACAAAATGCGGTAAAACTTCAATCAATTAATCGTCAATTTTATGACTGTAAAAACAAATGCGGTCATTGTGGAGACTATTTCTTACCTGATCCAAATCGTCAAATTGAGTATTGGGATAACTATAGTCAACATTTGGGCTATGGAAATGCTATGAAATTTTGTGGAGCTGATGGCAAAACTAATAACAATAGTAACACTGCTCAATAGAAAATACTTAAACTTAAGAGTCAAATTTAAATTCTATTATTATATATAGTTTCATATGAGTGAGCATCCTTTTCAGCAAGTTCTGCAAGATAGCATCTCCGTTCCATATGATAATTTAGTAAATTATAGCCAAAATACTAAATTTGGCGACCGACTTTTTGAAAGTGATCGTCTTCGAGGTGTTATTCAATACAGTATTCATAATAACACTCTTTTTGTAACTATCGCGGGTACTATTCATGGTACTAATAGTGGTACCATCGATTATATTGCACCGGCACCAATTACAAGAGGGTATAGTTATGCGGGTTCAGGGCTTCCATATCCTAATCCCGAAGTTGCATATGAAAATAGTCAGGCAGTCGGTTCGGCTCAAGTAGATGATGATGGTGATTTTACTTTTACTATTGAATATCCTAACAGTTATTATGTTCGTCAGGGAACTGTTCTTCTTAATCCTCATGTGCATCTATATTCAGAGAATCTTGGTCGTGTTTACACTATTGAGGTTGGAGAACGAATTCCCAATAAGTCATTGACCGGTCTTTCGGATCGTTATGATCGATCATCTCGACGATAAAAGAAAGAAAACGTGCTATGAATCATGAAAAAACTTGTTTCATTTGATCTTATAATTTGAAAAAACAGTTTGGTTGTTCAAATTATAAAGCCTAGTCTATGTTTTGGTATTAATTAGAAAAGTTTGTGGGCAATTGTCTTTTCTCGATGAGTTGATCTAGAAATTCATGGTCGGTCTTAACTAAGTCCAACATTATTTTGTTAAGTTTATTTAAATTATGTGTACTATTTTCTTTGATGATATTGGTAATTGTTCTTTTTACCTTATTTTTTTCACTTATTTTGATTTCTGTCTTGATATCTTTATAAATTTTACCGTAATGATTGGCTAAGTAGTATTCATTATTTTCTTTCAATTCATATCCCAAAATCATTTTATCTGTTTGAGTGCATACGATTGCGTCTAAATCAAAAGTACCCAAAAATTTATAATAAATGTCAAGATGATTACGTATAGAAAATCGATTTTTGGTATTATCATGTCCATGTAGGTGTTTAATTAAGTATAATTCGTAGCTATCCAAAAAATAGCTTTTTAGTAGTCGTATTACTTCTTTAACACCTAACTCTTCTAGATAGCTATCCCACTTTCCGCAACTCAAAATTTTGACTCGGTTGACAGTTTTGTCAAATAATATATTAAACTGGTTGAGATCATTATCATCCATCTTGGTTGCTCCATCTACCAATTTCAAGAGACCATCATGATTTAAACAATATCCGCCCTTATATCCATCCTGTTCTAACTTTTCAAGTCTGGATTGAAAGTCTTTTTCCAATCGATCCTCAAAATCAATATGCCGAATACCTTGATGATCAGTAATCATTTTGATTTTCTCCATAGATTCCATACCCGAGACAATATTATTAATAGTTTGATAAGTATTGAATGTTTGGCTTAATTTACATATAGGATTAATGGCCCCGCGAAGAGAAATAGTATCTCGAGCCACATGTGTTTGTTCAGGTATTTGCGGTCTCATTTCCTCGACATTTATGGTATAAACATGATTCAATAATACTTCATGTTTGACCTCCTCTGTCAATTCAATGCCTCCCGTATTAGGACAAGGAGTTTTCAATTCTTCAAAATGACGCTTCATTCTATATTTCAGGTTAGTTGCATAAAAACAACGAGGACATACATACTCTCTTTTATTTCTTGGCATTTCTATTATATGTATATGATTTAAAGATATTCTTAAGGTGTTAAAATGGATTATTTATGAAAATTTTTATTTAAAAACTAAAATAGAATACTATTCTGAAATTGTCATATGATCAAACAAGGATTGGAACAAACGAAATCTAGACTCAGTCTGTGACTGATAGCATCGCGACTCAGTTTGCAAAGCGAACTGCCACTTGCAAGGCAACGACTCAGTCTGTGACTGATAGCATCGCGACTCAGTTCGCTTTGCAAACTGCCAATTACAAGGCAACAACTCACTACGTTGTTAGATTAAGTGAGTTATTGATATATGGGACTAGAATGAGGGTATTATGGGTAATAATGGGATTACTATGAGTATAATATGGGACTAGAATCACCGGATAAGATACACCCCCCCCTAAGACAAAAAATTTTAAGAACGAAATGTCCAAATTTTTGGACAATAATTTTTGAGGGCAGTAGTGACTCTTTAGAGACTGATCAAGAATTCATTCTTCCTAAACAATTAACACTATCCTGTTATACTAATAAGATGTCACCAGTCATGAACTGGTCGGCTAGATGATTAAGAGAGTGGTCAAGAATTCAATATTATAGCACAAACTGATTTATTCTTTGGTAATTTACGTGAGTTAGCGAAGGAAATAAACTCATCACCAAAGATAAGTTTATTTGTGAGTGTTAAAGTAATTGGATTAGGTGGCTAATTGATCCATGGGACTAGAATGAGGGTATTATGGGTAATAATGGGATTACTATGAGTATAATATGGGACTAGAATCACCGGATAAGATACACCCCCCTAAGACAAAAAATTTTAAGGACAAAATGTCCAAATTTTTGGACAATAATTTTAGAGGGGAGCAGTGACTCTTTAGAGACTGATCAAGAATTCATTCTTCCTAAACAATTAACACTATCCTGTTATACTAATAAGATGTCACCACTGTCGCGAGGGTTCTCTAGATGAATAGGTACATCTAGTCCTTCGTCAATCTTATTGCAACTAAAATTGCTCCCTATAATGAGAATTTTAACCTTTTATGGATGAAAACTAACTTTAGTATGCTAGTTTTATGCCAAAAATTTGTCAACTTTAGGTACAAACTAATTTATTCTTTGGTAATTACTTTCATTTATAAGATTTTTTTGTAGTATATAATCATTGTACCCAAATTCCGGATGACCGGATGAATTATCCTTTAATTACATAGATTAGCGAGTGAAACAAACGTTCTTCTGTGGCAAATTAATTTGATTAAAGTAATTGGATTAGGTGAGTTATTATTCTATGGGACTAGAATGGGATTATTATGGGTATTAGTGGGATCATTATGAGTATAATATGGGACTAGAATCACCGAACTAGAGTTTTCCCCACAAAGTCATAATTTTTATGAGTGAACTGTCTAAATTTTCGGATGATATTTTTTTGAGAATAGAGTCAATCTCATTTTACAATCATTGTATTTTATTTTCATGAATTTATTTTGGAATTAGATCAGTGTAATCCGATTCCATTTTCCATAAAACCTGAAGCTTTAAATTCTCGACACCTCTCAATTGAAGATCCATCAATATCTGAGATAATAGTTTATTGTAATCTGTGATTTATGTTAATAATTAAGAGTAATCTAATCATATGTTAGATTCTTCTCAATTATACAAGACCAGTTTGGATAGTCTATTTTCTAGCAGCTCTCTTGGCTCGTTTAGCAGCTAAAGCAGCTTGAATTTTTTGAAGCTGTTGTCCCTTTTGTTTTTGTTTTTTAGCGCTAAGATCGACAACCGCACCACCTTCTTGTTCTTCATCAACATATGTACCAAACGTTTCAGGTCCCATCGCCAGAGCAAATGGGAAAGGAGTATCAGGTTCTAAACGTTTAATACCACGCTGTCGAGCATAACGGGCCAAATCATCACGATTGGCCATATCAAGAATATTGGGACGTTCGCTTAATTCGACATCTCCATCTTCTCCATTCTGAGTAACATAACGACGATAAGCCATATAAAGAACAAAGACCAAACCAAGTGGTAAAAGAGTTCGGGGAGTCAATACATTAACACTGTTTTCAGCTAACCATTTACCTAAATAGGTATCTCCAATTACAGGTAAACCACTACCTCCATACATATCTAGTGGAGATTTCTTATCATTTTGGGCCATAGTATGAGCGATAACAGTGAGACCGAGAGGTACTGAAAGATCAATGAGATTCCCCATACCGCCACTCATTTCACTTGAATCATCCTGCAAGTTACGAAGAAGATGGGACCCAGTCATTAATCCAAGAGGAACAATCAAATCATCAAGAGTTTTTAACATGGCCTGTCCCATTACACCTGCACCAACACCAAGACCACCCTTTTGAGCTGGGCTAATTTCAACATCTTCATCACTTTCTTCAACACTAGAAAGTAAATGAGCACTGGCGGTTAAGATAGCTGGTGTTGAAAGATCGCGTGCGATTTGAGCCCATTCACCTCCTTCCATTTCCATTTCGTCCAATTCAGAAACCATTGACTCTGAATCTACAGGGGATGTACTCAAAAGATCGGTTAGCGGTCTTGGTAATTTAGGGAGCATTTCAACAAATCCTTCATAATTTTCGGCCAATGAACGTTCAAGTTGTCGGATAGCACTATCCTCTTGCGATTCTGATAGCCAATGTGCGATCATTGTTAGACCTAAGGGGATAGCAACGTCAGTTACTGGTGGGAAACCTCCTTTTTGATTCGGCATTTTAGATAAATATATAATATATTATATGATATTTAGGAAAGGCAAAAAACTCTTAAGTTTTATTTAGAGCAGAACACAAGCTAGTTTTTACTAACTAGTTAATGTGCGCGTATGTTTAAAAAAAATGATCATAAATTGAAAATTATATCTAAAAATGTCTTTAGGTCTTCATTATCTATTTAACAAAATTAACCACCCGGTTCAACAATCACCCTATCAATCTCCACCATATGCTGTTTATAATATTTGGAATCTGTATATGGTGACACCACCAACTTATTATGGGTATGGTTGTTATACGCTCTTATAAGTATAAGTCAAATCATTTTGAGATTATTATCCTTTTCTTATGGAGTTTCATATTCGGAACCAGAATAGTCCGACCTTTCTCTTTCAAGGAACTTGGCTACGGGTGATGGTAACGGGGGAAGTGTTTCGACCAAACGATCATAGTTTTGTGCTAAATATCGTTCAAGACGACGAATAGCTGTGTCTTCCTGTGAATCTGATAACCAATGGGCAATTAACGTTAATCCAAAGGGAACAGCAACGTCAGTTACTGGTGGTAATCCTCCTGTTTGTGTTTGTGTACGTTTGGGCATTTTTTGATATATTATACCAAATGATATTTGAACAAATTATAATTAAAAATAGCAGTTAATACACCAAGTCCCCCTCCAACAATAACTTGTCCAGGTGTATGACAATTGATCAAAACTCTGGAAAGACTTACACCCAAGGCGATCAAAATTAAATAGAGACTATTCCATATACCCAATAAATTCGAATTTGATAGATATAATAACCAAAAAGTGGCGACTGAACATGCAATTTGGGCATGCCCTGATGGCATACCAAATTCCACCATGGCATTTTCTTTGGAATGGCAATCGGAAATCGGAATAGTGTCTATGCTACTTAAACTAGATTTGCTTTGTGTTTCCAGTATTCGGAAACTGCCACAGGAACAGTATTCACATGGTCTTTCCCCTTGTCCAAAAACGCGAGATAAAAATGGATAATTATTCCAGTATTTTTTGGCTAATTTCTTCCATATTAACATGTTAGTTAATAATTCAATAAAGACTGATAGACTGTAAAATAAATATAGCTTAACCTGAAAAATGATTCCAAAACTCAAGAAACTGACTACAATAAACAAAGGATAGGCCCTACAAAGTCCATCCAAATAATATGTAACAATTTTCATATATATACCTATTAACAAAAAATGGGATTTCACTCTACTAGTCTAGTAATCAAAACAAGATGAACCAAACGTATTTTGTTTTGAATACAAGTATATTTTGCAACGACGCGTTACAAAGATTTAGTTATACGAAAACTTTATCCATATTAATAGGCACTACCAATTTCAAAAGCACGACGGTTAGTATCAGGTTCGATTGTGCTTTGTAGCCATGGGCTGACTGGAATTTGTGGAATGGCAGGATCGGCCCTCAATTGGAGATTGGGGTTACGGAGACTGGAGCCAGTTGTATTAATACCGAAATGGTGACCCGATTCAAGGAAGTTCTTATCAGCTAAATGTCCAGGGGTTTCAGGGTTTACTTGGGACCACATATTATAGGGATCGTCACGAGGCAAAAGTTCTTGAGCGGTTACACTGTCGCGAGGATAACAGCTAAGACCGGAATCACAACGACTGGGAACTTGGTCAATTTCCTGAGGATTGGCATGACATACACTACCACGATAACCGCTTACGTGACCATTAAGAGGGGTATAATTGTTAGAGTATTGTGGGAGAGGGAGAACTGATTTATTATGTTTTACAATGTTGAGTCCATCACATCCTGCCACTTCTTGGAACTGAACCTTCTTGGGAGCACGGACGCTAACTTCTTCCTCAGAAACGGGAAGGGTATTAAGATTATCATCAACTTGGGGGTTAGTATTACGCTTGACAACTTCAACTGGAGTTTCGGTAACAGTTGGAGTACTGGCAATTTGCTGATTTGCTGTATTGGTTCCGGTTTGTTCTAAAGTAAGAGAACCTTCATTTGAAATGGGTCCATCGGTGCTGAAAAAATATACAGCACCAACAATTAATAAAACGAGTAGAACTGCTCTTAACAAATTAGGAGACATTAGACTATATAACTTATAAAGTTTTCTTAAGAAGGTTTTTTTGTTGTTATTAATATAATACTCATCGAGAAAAATGTCTCTTAACTTAGATCCCACAACTCAAACTCAAAATCAACCAATGAATATTCCAGTTAATACTGGAATTACAAATTTTGCTTATTCTCTTCATGAGTTTCATCCTCATCTTCAAAATCTTCTCAAGCAGCAAGTTGAAATTTATGTTCCTTGGGTTCCGCAAGGTATCGTTAGACCTTTAGATGATTTTACCCAAATGCGTTGTAACTATCATCATCAATGATAATCCGATTGATTGCAAAACTTTGGATGATCAATCTAGATAATTGACAAACTGACCAATTATCTAGATTGAGTTCTTCTTATTTTTCTCAAGATTAATTTTACCTAAATTCTAGGTCGGTTATATAGTGTAATCATATAATATGTCTTATTGTTTATATTCCTACGGAAATATATCCGAATGTCACAGAGAAAGATGGAAAAATACTCCTTTTTGTAAAACTCATTATTATCAATTAACCGATCTGATTTTTGAAACTGAAACTGAAACTGAAACTGAAACTGAAACTGAAACTGAAACTGAAACTGAAACTGAAACTGAAACTGAAACTGAAACTGAAACTGAAACTGAAACTGAAAC